TGTGGATCCGGATATTGCACCCGCGGCAGTTATACCACCGGCTGTTTGTAAAGATGTTGAACCTGTATTTGTAATAATGATCTCGTTTGTTGTTTGATTATCTTGATTCGTAACTTGTTGTAGATTTCCAACTGCTCCTCCCGATCCTGATATACCTGTTAAGGCGCTTCCATCGCCTCTAAATTTGGCACCGGATTGGAGTACTATATCTAATGTAGCTACGTTACTGTTTTCTAGAGCTTCCTGAAGTGTGGATGCAGATCCACCTGAGCCTCTATATTTTTGGACGTTACGACCAGTGTCACAACAACCAGGCATTCTTACAAATACACATGATTAAAATTTAGATGTTAATGAAACATTGACCTTTTTTAAAAAAATTTTCTTCTTCCTTTACCTTATTTGATTTTGGTATATTAAATCCACCCTGTTTATATACTTTAAGGCGTTTATTATACATGGCATGGCATATTGACCATTGATCGAAAATATCGTAAATGTGTGGGTTGTTCTTTTTTCCATGCGTTTCGCGCATGATTCGACCTATAGATTGAACAATATCGGATTTTGGTGTCGCTAATATAACGGTATCGAGTGTGGGTATATCGAGACCTTCGTGTGCCTGACTAAACGTTGCAAAAATGATTTTCTTTTTACTTGATTCTGTTAAGTCAGCTTCTTTCATACCACCCATGTAAAGACCGGACGTTTTCTTAAAACTTTGGTGGAGTACTTCGCAGTGGTGTCGGCGATCACTTAGTACTAAAACTTGGCGTGTTGTTTTTGATATATCTTTTATGAGTTTTAGAATAACAACGTTTCGTTCTCTATCTTCGGTGAGTTCTGTGATTAAGGTCGCGAGTGATAATTTACCGAAACGCGTACACGGAGGCGGATCGTTAAATCTTTGGCACGTATATTCTATAGGAAAAACCTCGACCTGTTGTTGATTTTCGCGTTCGATAGAAAAGAATGTTGGTCCCATAAACCAGTGTAAAACCTTCGTGAGTCCATCTTTACGTGTTGGTGTGGCCGACAAACCAAATATGTGTTTCGGACACATTTTGAATAGAGATTGTGAGAATACCTTAGCACAAATATGATGCGCTTCGTCTACTATTAATGTTCCTATAGTATCGAAATCGTTAAACGAGTATTCTTTTAACGAGAGGGATTGGAGCATTGCAATGATAAAATCACACTCGGTTTCTTTCTTATCTTGTTGTACTATTCCGATAGATGCACCGGGACAAAATTGTTGGATCCTTTCTTTCCACTGGTTTGCTAAAAACTCTTTATGGACAACAATCATGGTTCGATAACCTAATTTACACGCTATCGCCAAAGCAACGGTTGTTTTGCCAAACCCGCAAGGAAGTGAGAGAATGCCATGTCCTGCTTTAAGTGCCGCCGCCATAGCATCGTTTTGATGTGTTTCGTCACGTAGTTTTCCATTAAACTTAGTTGATATTTTAACTGGTTCAGGTCGACGATCTTCTTTCGGTGGTCCGAATTTATCTTCACCGTAGTATCGGGGAACACATAAACCCGATTTAGCTTTTCTGAATACCTTAAAGGGAGGCGGAGGAAACCCAAACTCTGTATTAACTACAGCACGAACCGTGAGTTGATTTTTGATTTCTTGTGTCTCACCTGTGAGATATCCTGAACGTGTAAGACTCATTTATTATTAATCGTTTTTAAACTTTATATACTTCAATATCCACGAGTATCCGCTATGTTCGTGAGCGTTCCAAACACCGTTAAATTGGAGTTCAGTTTGGACGGTATCCCCCCTTTTTAACGATTGGACCGGTGTATCGCCATCGACGTTACACATGACACGTCTGTACCTAAACGGAACCTTTACTTTTAAAACATTACCTTCGAGTGGATCGTCGAGTTTATCTGGAAAAAGTATGACATTTGATTTATTTACGTGTAATGCAAGTATAAAATCCTTAACTTTATCTGGTACAGTGAGTCTTATATACTTTTTATCGTTATATTCGTACATAGGTTCGTACACAGTTGCTTTTACGGGGTATGTCATTTTATAATGAATCGTTTTAAATCTATAAGTATTTTTTTATAAGTAATACTAAGATGGCGCTATGTTTGTCGACAAAAATGCCCATAAAAATACCATCCAAGCAAAAATCCAAGACTTGGAAGTTTGCGGGTGAATTTTTACTACGTAAGCAGTTCCAAAAGGATCAAGTAGAGTTTGGTAAATGGACAAGAAATCAAATTATTGAACTTGGTCCAACATTTGTTAAGATAGGTCAAATAGCGTCTTCCCGTGTTGATTTGTATCCTTTAGAGTTTACGCAACAACTCGAATCTTTGCAGGATAATGTACCCCCGATTGATAAGAATGTTGTTCGGTTAATGGTTAAACCACATTTGAATAGTGATGTATTTACATATTTTGATTACGAACCTTTTAAGTCGGCGAGTATAGGTCAAGTTCACAGGGCGAAATTATCGACGGGTGAAGAGGTTGTTGTAAAACTGAAACGTCCAAACATATACAATATAATGAAAAATGATACGGATAATATTAAACAGATCGTTGAGTTCCTTGAAAAAATTGGTATAGATACAGGTGCAAATACGGGGTACGTTCTCGATGAATCTATAGATTTTTTATTAGCGGAATCGGATTACGAAAAGGAAATAGAGAACGCGAAAAAGTTTAAAAAACGAATGAAAAAGATAAAATGGATGAAAGTTCCTAAAGTATTCGAAGACTTATCTACAGAGAACATGATTGTTATGGAATATGTTCCTTCGGAAAAACTCGATAGTATAAGTGATATGCGCGTGAATAAGAAGAAAGTGTGTGAAGCTCTTCTTAATTCGTATGTTATTCAGACAATGGATAAGGGTTTTTTTCACGCGGATCCACATCCGGGTAATTTAGGATTTTCGGGTAACGGTAGGCTTGTTTTTTACGATTTTGGTCTCGTTATAGATATTACGGATGAAATGAAAGAAGGATTTAAGGAAATGTTTTTGCACATAATAAATAAGGATACGAAAGGTATTGTTGATGTACTCATACGCTTGAAAGTTATTTTACCGACGACAAAAGATATGAGTGATATTGAACTTTTTTTTAAAACGACGCTTAATTATCTCGAAACTTTAGACGGTACAAATCTTAAGGAAGAAATATTGAGTGACGATACTTTACTTAAACTTGCTCAAGAAAAACCGTTTATTATCCCAACGTCTTTCGTGTATCTCGCAAAAACGTTTTCGACTATAGAAGGGACGTGTGTAAAGCTCGATCCAAATTTTACATACATAGAGTACCTCGAACCTATACTAAGAGAACAGGTTTCGGATGTTATAGATATAGGAGGAATGTTTTCAACTGCGACAGAAATGCCGAATCGTGTAAAGAATATAAGTACAGCGGTTTTGGGTATGGAAAAGTCTAGGGCGTCTATGAAACGTTCTTTAGATAAAACGAGACGAGAAATGAGGTACGTGCAATACAGTGTTTTATCGGCTGTATTTGCAGGTAACTTGTTAGAACAATATAAGGAGGTATCAATTTTCCTGACATTGTTGAGTTTGGATTTAGCATTTAGGGCTTTTCGTAAAAATCTATAGCCGTTGTTTCTGTAGATGGTGTATTAGAACACTTTTTTGTATCATTAAAGAAATCTTTGTGTTTTTGGAACAGATTTTTAGTACGTTGAATCTCATCTTCGGCAATCTCTTTTAACTTTTCTTTCATAGTATCTATTTCACCATCTCTTTGTTTTCGAAGTTTCTTACCGAACTTCTTAAATTTTTTTTGTGTTGATGCAAAATTTGTCGCGACTGTGGAAAGTGAAAACATTGTTTTACTTATTATTACCGGATATTTTTAATCCGAGTAGTATTAATTTTTCCTGAAATTCTCTTCTTTCACCAACTGAATCTATTGGAGTTCCATTGGCGATAGCTTCTATTTCGGGACCAGATAACTGAATTGAGTTCATTCTAAAATCCATGAACGCTTTCATGGTTACGGGTACGAGTGGTTTAACGAGTTCGTAAATAGCATCGGCATATTCCCTAATTTCTTTTTGGGCACCAAGTTCCATTCTGAGACGGAGATAGTGCATGAGATTATGTAGATCTATTTTCCAATAAAATTCCGTGTATGTGGATTGTGTAAGGGTACCTCTCGCTTGTTCCCTACAACACCCATCTTCGAGTAATTTTTTATAGAGGTCGTACGTGTTATCGAAGTGCTTGTTAAATGTTTCGGCGTCTTCATCGGGGAGTTCTATATTTCCTTCAGACCCTTGGTGGTTTATTTTAGATTGACCACGCAAAGTTTCTGGTCTATAGTAATCGTCTTTAACGACGGAGTATCTTGCAGAGTATTCATTTACACTTGCCATTCTATGACGTAAATGTTGGCGCGCTATATACATAGGCATTTTAATATGAAACTTGAATTCGACCATTTCAAAAGGCGTGTTATGCCAGTGTCTCATTAGATATCGGATAAGACCCGCGTCACCTCGAGCAGTTTTAGTTCCTTCTCCATAAGAGACGCGTGCAGCTTGGACAATAGCCGCGTCGAGATTTTCGCGAGGCATATGATCAATGAGTTTAACAAACCCATGGTCGAGTACTTTTTTCTCCATTGTACATATACTTTGAATTTATTCTTTAAGAGTTAAAGATTAAAATACAGTGTTTAGTATAAAATATTGTCTAAATATAACTCATATGCCGTGTTTTAAATGTAAAAAGAAAGGGATACCGATCGAATGTAAATATTGTAATTTAGGTTTTTGTTCGAGGTGTATAGTTCTTGAAACACATGAATGTAAGGGTATAGAATTAAAGAAAAAAAATGAACTAAAGGAATTGGATAAACGACTCGAGTTTAAAACAGAAAAGAAATTTGGCATGGTATAAACCTAAGTTGTTATATAAATCTGTAAATAGATAAAATAAAAAAATGAAATCTATTTACAGAACTTGTATTGACGGCGAACTCGACGAATTAAAAAAACGTCGTAACGAAATTGATGAAATAATTGAAGAACTCCCAAAGGATGGTGATGATTTGAGAGAAGATGAAGACGATATAAGTTTTGCTGTGGCATTCTGTAAAGATCACGATAAGGGTTTGGAAACATTTAAGTATTTATACGAAGAGTGTAATTACCCTAGACATTGTGAAATATTCGCTATGGTCGGGGCAGCCGCATCAAGAAATGCGAAACTTATCAATTACATGTATAATAACCTCGACGAAAATGAAAAAGCAGATTTTCTAGGTGAACTAGAGGATGAACTTGCGATGTCGGACCATCCTAATCCAAATGTATTCATTGAATACGCTTTATTCGAATTAAACAATTAAGGAATGAGATTATTTATTATTATTTTTTAATCTTTTAAGTAACCTCTGTTTCAAGTTAGTCATAAATGCACCTTCATTTCTTAATAGTTCAATTTCCTCTTGAACAGCATTTAATTTATTCGCCAATTTGGCTTCCTTTCCCATAAGTGTTTTAATTCTTTCGCGAACTACAACTTCCCTGGCTCTTATTTTAGTAATTTGATTACGGTTTATTTTTTGAACATTATTAGGCCTGGGCATTTTACCTTTTATACACTATACTAAGAAAAATAATAGGTTATTAATTAAGCTCCGTGATTAGATCGGTTAAACACTTATAGTACCTTTTAACGTCTTTCATGAACCGTTTATTGGTCGTAAGATCTTCCCCGGTTTTCTTATTCTTATAAATGTACGCTAAATTTGATTTTGAGTACTTAGTTCGTTTTTGGTTTTCGTTAGGTTTTCTAGGTACGAGTTTTTTACTCTTTTTAGACACGCTTTGAATAGGTTCGATGCGTTTCGTAAAACTAATAGCTTGCATGACCGTATCGGCGAGATCGTCTTTCTTTTTGGACGCGTTAAATATTGGTATCCAGTGTGCGTTATTTATATTACTCCATATGAAACGTTCGCACCGTTCTATAGATGCTTTTTTACGCTTATTATACATGACTTTACCGGGACCCGCGAAGTCGGGTATTTTGAAACGCGCGTCGTAAATGATTGTTTCGG